AGGACGCTAAAAAGCCCAAACATTACGATGCTTTGCGTGAATGTATGATTACCCGCTTAGGTGCTGTCATTGTTGATGGTCAGGAAGCTGACGATGAAGTAGCTATCAGGATGACTAAGGAGCCAGATCAGTACCTGCTTGTAGGCGTAGATAAAGACCTAAGACAGATACCGGGATGGCACCATAATCCTCATAAGGCACAGACGGAGTATATTGATGACTTTCAGGCGTATAAAAGCTTTTGTTTACAGTTGCTCACCGGGGACAGAGTTGATGCAATACCCGGCTTATACGGAATAGGCCCTAAAAAAGCAGAAAAGTTTTTAGAAAAATGTATTTCTAAAGAGCAACTTCAGTTAAAATGTTTTGAGGTATATAAAGAGCATGAAAAATCTTTAGATTACTTTTTAGAACAAGGAAGACTGCTCTGGTTGCGTAGAGAAAGAGACGAAATATGGAACCCAGAGTTTATTTTGAACAAAACGTAAGCCCTGAAGCATTGACAGGTTGTTGGCTTTGGACAAAAGGTTATGGAGGTAATGGTTATCCTGTAATGTATCATAAAGGAGGGGCTTATAAAGTAAGTCGTTTTTCCTATGAGACATATAAGGAAGAACTAAAATCTGGGCAAGTTGTACGCCATCTTTGTCATAATCCTTCATGTGTTAATCCTTCGCATTTGATTGCTGGCTCACAAACAGACAATATGCAAGACTCTGTTAAATCAGGCAGGTTGAATAAAAAATTAACAGATGAAAACGTATTGGCTATTTTAGAAGAATATGTTCCTTTCTCTGTTAGTTTAAAAACACTTGCTATCAAATATGGAGTTTCTAAAAGAAACATTCTTGATATTGTAAAAGGAAGAAAGTTTAAACACTTATATGCCAAAGCAAACAAAAAAGCTAACAGCTAAGCAGGTTGCAAAAAAGTACGGCTTCCGCAGTGGTTTGGAAGAGCGTATTGCGGAGCAGTTGGACAAGGCAGGTGTAGAGTATACTTATGAGCAGGTAAAGCTGAAATACATCAAGCCAGCTTCTGAGCATGTGTATACGCCTGACTTTGTGCTTTCTAATGGGATCATTGTAGAGACTAAAGGCCGATTNNTTGATGGCAGATCGTCAGAAGCATATCCTTGTTAAGAAGCACAATCCAACACTGGACATTAGGTTTGTCTTTAGCAACTCTAATGCACGGATCAGCAAGACAAGTCGTACAACGTATGCACAATGGTGTATCAAGAATGGCTTTAAATATGCAGATAAAGAGATTCCAAAAGAATGGATGGAAGAATGAATAGTATTTTTAAGATGTTAGAGCAAGACGCAGTTCGGGATGCTTGGAACAATGTCATGGAAGCTCTTGTGGTAGAGCGTCTGAAGGAAGATTATCTTCTGTGTCTTGATTGGGCAGACATTGAAACAGCTAAGGCTATTCTTGTTGTCCTTCGATACTTCATGGTTTACGAAGACTTTAAATTCTTTCTTGATGAGGCTAAAGATGCAGGTTACACTGTTACACGAGAATGAAGATGGTTCAGCTTGTTATTCGTTTGATCTTACTGAAGAAGAACGTAATCAGCTATTGAGTTACGGAATTCTTGAGGCTTTGAAGAATGGTATCCGAGAAGGTGAGAAACTAACTTGTGAGGGGAATGAAATCCCCGTAGAGGGAGAAGAGATTGAAGGTTAATCTGGTATGGGCTACTCCTGACATTGAAGAGAAAGTAGCTTATTGTGCTCGTGTGAGTAATCCTGAGAATCAGCATAACCGCGAGACTGCTCCGAAGCTTCTGAAGTACTTGATGAAGCATAAGCACTGGTCACCGTTTGAGATGGCTAATGTGTGTATGGAGATTGAAACTACTCGTGATATTGCACGGCAGATCCTCCGTCATCGTAGCTTTAGCTTTCAAGAGTTCTCTCAGCGTTACGCTGTAGTCAATGACTTCTCTTTCCGTGATTGTCGTGTTCAGGATGAAAAGAATAGACAGAACAGCTTGACTACTGAAGACCGAGAGCTACAGAACTGGTGGAACTCTGCTCAGTTGCGAGTACAACAAGAAGCTGAGTTCATGTATCGTGCTGCTTTGAATCGTGGTGTAGCTAAGGAGCAGGCAAGAGCATTGCTTCCTGAAGGCATGGCAGTGAGTCGTATGTATATGAACGGTACGCTGCGTAGCTGGTTGCACTACA